TATCTGTCAATGAAAAAAGCTCCACAAAGAACACAAGAATGTAAATTAATTTATGAGGATGAATTAAACAGAGCGCTACAAGAAGATGGTTCACCAGCGAGTGTTTACATTTCTCCTAAAACTTATTATCCGGAGATATAATTATGGAATACGGAAGTTTTAAAGATTTTATTGAAAGCACAGGAGACGAAGAACTTTTAAGTCTTTATATTGAAGGTTTACAATTAAAAGATTTTTCTAAACTTGAAAAAAGATTAAAACAAAAAGGATATCAACCTGGAGAGTACGCTATGGGTGGTATGGTTGGAAAATCTATGGGAGCTGGTGGTAAATAATGGCAAAGTTTGCAAAAGGTAAATATGCATTAGCAATTTCAGATAGGAGTGGTCAAGCATTTCCTTGGAGACAGATGGTTACAGAATGGAATGGTGCGTTTGTACATACTTCAGAGTATGAAAGAAAACAGCCACAGTTGGAACCAAAACCATTTGTAGCTGACCCACAAGGTTTAGAACAAGCAAGACCTCAAAACTTTCCACCAAGTCAAATTGGTGGTGGGAATATGGTAGCTAATTTAACTTTACCTGGTGACTTTGCATTTCAAACTGTTAGTAATGGTAGCATGGTGCCAGATGATCCGGGAGTGGTTAATGGAAGAAGACAAGCAGTAACAAGATTAGGAAGTGTAACAATTAATATAACATAATGACATACGACGAATTAAAAACAAAAATTAGAGATTATACGGAAGTTCAAAGCACAGTGTTGACTGACACTATTGTAAATGGATTTATAGAAGATGCTGAGTTTAGAATTTTAAGAGATGTAGACTCTGACAACAACAGAAGATATGCTACAGCTTTACTAGCTACAGGCGGAACTAGATTTATTCAAACTCCAGACAATACTTTAGTAATTAGATCGGCTCAGATTGTAGATTCGGATGGGGTAGGTTCAGCTAATAATAGAGATTTTCTACAATGGAGAGATACTAGCTTTATGTCTGAGTTTAATCCTAAAGGATCAACAGGAGTACCCAAATATTATAGCTGGTGGGACAAAAACCACATTGTATTTGCTCCTACGCCAAATGCTAATTACACAATTCAGTTAAATTATATCTTGAAAGACCCTGGATTATCTAGTACAAATACTACTACATATATAAGTTTGAATTTTCCCAACGGACTTTTGTATGCATGCCTAGTTGAAGCTTATGGCTTTCTAAAAGGCCCACAAGACCTCTTGCAATTATATGAACAAAAGTATAAACAAGTGGTTGAAGGATTTGCAATTGAGCAAATGGGAAGAAGAAGACGAGATGAATATCAATCAGGTGTTCCTCGAGTCGGAAAATAAAAGTTAAGGAGAAAAAACTATGGCAATAACACAAGCAATTTGTAATTCATTTAAGAAACAGCTTTTAGAAGCTGACATGAATTTCAAACAAACTGGTGGTGACAAGTTTAAGTTAGCTCTTTACTCTTCAACAGCAACTCTAACATCTACAACAACTGCCTTTACAGCAACAGGTCAAGTTGGAAACAGTGGTCAATACACTTCAGGTGGTGGACTACTTGTTAACAATGGAACTTCTATCACTGCAGGTGTTGCTAGAGTAGACTTCGCAGACAGATCGTTTACTGGAGTGACGTTAACAGCTAGAGGTGCTTTAATTTATAACACATCGTCTGATACAACTAATGCATCAGTATGTGTTCTAGATTTTGGAGCAGATAAAACAGCAACTTCTGGTACGTTCACTATTCAGTTTCCAGCGCCAACATCAACAGCAGCGATTTTAAGAATCTCTGGTTAACATAGGAGGTAACCTCCTATGGCAAATAAAACTTACACGGTCACCGTCGCAAGCGGAAGCTTGTATGGAGGCGGCACAGGTAATGTTTTTTATTTAGACGGAGTAAGAAACGCAACAGGCCCCGGCACAATTGAATGGGTGTCTGGTTCAACTTTGCGTTTTGAACAAAGTGAAGGAACCAACGATAATCATCCCTTAATTTTTTCGACGAATACTAGCACGTCTGGTATAATCTCTGCGAACGTAACTTATTATCTTGACGGATCTAGCAATCAGGCAAACTACACTAACACAACTACGTTTAACTCAGCTACAACTCGTTACGTAGAAATAACTCCGTCAAGTCAAACAGATTTTTATTACCTTTGCTATGTTCATGGTATTGGTATGGGTGGTATATTTGATATCACACAAAACACCTGGGGCGCACTGCCTTGGAGCAATAACAGTTGGCAATCATTAACAAGCATAATGAAACCTTCTGGATTTTCTTTACCTATGATTTTAGGTGATGAAGCATCTACACCAAGCACAGGATGGGGATCAGCTTCATGGGGAGATAACTCATGGGGATCTCACATAAATAATATTGGTGTTACAGGTCAATTATTAACTACAGTTTTAGGTGACGAAGTATCTTTTCCTGGTCAAGGTTGGGGTGGAAACACTTGGAGCATTGGTGAATGGGGATCAGTTAATACTGGAAATCAAATAGTAACTGGATTTGGTTTATCTGCAAATTTAGGAACAGTAGAACAAACATCAAGCACAGGTTGGGGAAGAAATACTTGGGGTTCTAAAGTGTGGAACGGTTTTGGAGATGTAATTATTAGCGGACTTGCTATGTCTGCAACTGTAGGTGATGAATTAATTGATACTGAAACAAATAGAGGTTGGGGAAGAAAAGGTTGGAACGTAGACGCTTGGGGCATTGGTGGTCAAGCTCTTGCAAATAACTTTTCTCTACCAATGACATTAGCAAATGTCTCGATAGATAATCAAATTAATACAGGTTGGGGCTCAGACGGATGGGGTGTTGAAGGTTGGGGTGAATCTATTTTAACAGTTACACCTACTGGTATTACAATGACTGCATTTGAAGGAAGTGCAGGATTAGCATTTGATGGAGATGCAAATGTAACTCCACCAGGTAACGTAGCAACAGTTTCTGCTCCAGCTACAGTTGAAGCTTTTGCAGCGTTTGTAGCAGAACCAGCTGGTTTCCCATTAACAATGAATTTAAGTTATGACCCTGAAGTCATTAGTCCTACAGGTTTTGGTTTAAGCGCTGCTTTAGGAACGGCTATAGGAGATAATATTACATTTGCAGAAGTAAATGCATTTAGTCCAGGTTATTGGGGTTACAGATCAACTTGGGGCTTTAGTGCATGGGGTAATGGACAAACAAATACTCTTGTAATGAGTATGTTAGAAAACTTCTCTGGTGCAGATCCAGCTCCAGATGCAGAAGTTACTGGTCAAGTTATGGCTATAGCTTTAGCTGCCGGTGATACCTTTGATATTCAAGGAGATGCAAATATAGCTCCATTAGCAGCTATGGGCTGGAGTGATGGAACTTGGGGTGAATCTACTTGGGGTGATGGTTTATATAGACCAGATACTGACGATATTTTCACTATAACAGCAGCTCTTGGAACAGCTGTTTTAGATGCCGTTACAACCCCTACAATTACGGGTCTAGGAGTACAACAAGTTAGAGTAGGAACTGTTACAGTTTCTGGAGAAGGTAATGTAATTCCTACTGGAAATAACTTGACAATAGGACAAGGTACAGGTACAAATGTACTGATTTGGAATGCAGTCGATACCGGTTCAGCGCCAACGACACCTCCAGGATGGCAGG